GCCTGTTGCCCCTATCGTTAGTTTAGATAGGAATTTTGGTAGTTGCGGCTTCTCAGCCCTAGGGATAGGATCATAGCTTTGCTCGTCCTCTTTAGTCCCTCTTTCCCGGAATCTTCCTCTGGTAGCTAACCAGAGTGGAGCTTCTTTTAGGTCTCACCCTATTGTTGTACACATTCCGTTCTCAACACCACCTTGGTTTTGGGTCTCAAGGTTACCCCTTCCGAGTTTAGACACGGATGGTCGTCTTTGACGAGCCTATATGAGAGGTATGTACAGTAGGGGCTAGATATAGCCTAGACTTAGGTCCAGAGCCGAATTAAATTCGGCGAAATCTAGATCTTCCCCTTCCTCTCCTCCGTCCTGGGTACAGGTCCCCATGAGGGCTGACATTAGGTCAGATATTTCCCACATGTTTCTCGGGTCTGATATACACTCCCTCAGATTAGGAGTCTCCGTCACTACTTCCTTGTAGATGTAGGAGGTCCCCTCACGCGCTAGTTGCGTGAGACTACCGCAGATATCTAGGGCAGACATTTCTGTCACCAAATCTGCTGTCGTAGTGCCTGCTTTCATATGCCGTTCGGCATCTTTAAGCAAGCGGGCCCAGTTCGCCTTTGCCTTAGTCCTTAGACTCGCCCCGACATTCGGCTCGGCGGTGACTGGTTTTCTCTTGTCGCGGTTGTCGTACAAATAATTTAGTATGTACGGCAGCGGGGCAGGTTTCTTCTGTTTAGCCCCTTTCTTCTTAACTAACTCGAGATGGCTAGTTAAGACCGCGTCCCGTCGCCAAGCGATTTCCGCCTTGGCCACTTGTCCCTGTAGTCCTGTAGGATCAAGCGTCTCCGATAGTTTTGTCTGCTGTACCCAGTTCTTACAATAATCAGGGTCTACCAGCAGTCGCGCGACAACGTGTAGTTGTATAGGACCTATGTGCCATTGGGCACCGCGCTTACGGAGATACGGTATTCCCAAGCCTCCCCAGCTTGGATGTAGATGTAGAGGAATAGGTCGGGTAGCCTCAAGGTATTCACGAGATATCTCGCGAAAGGACTTTCTGATGTAGGCGTATTGCGCACGAGTCCAACCTTGTTTAAATAGGCAGGTAGGTAGGTAGGTCCGATCAGTTGTTATTCTTAGATCGTCCTTCCCCGCCCCCATTCCCTTTGCCCTTAGTCCCCAGAGTAGATTAGTCCTTAGGAAAGGGACCAATCGTCCGCCGTCCCCAGCGTAGGTAGCTGAGTTTAGTTGGGCGAACCGGGAGGAAACAAAACACTTCCCCGGACTTGGTTTAAGTCCCGCGGCCTCTACGAAGCCGCGCCAGTACTCGTAGTCTTCTGGTTTGGAGAGGGGAACTAGACAGTCGTCCCCGTTAACCAGAATACCAGCCTCGGATAGGTCTAACCTTCTACCCGATAGTTTCTCTGTTACCGCTCTACAGACTGCGGCATTAACAATACAGAGAATAGGAAAGCTGACTGGGCTTCCCATTAGCTGGCCCCATTGCTGCGCATCCCCGACCTGGGCGGGATGTTTGCCTGTGTGATCCGGATCTATTATATGTCCGGTCAACCCAGCAATGAGTAGATCGTAGTCCTCTCTTGCTCCTTCATCAATTAGAGCGTCCATGGCGGCGCGACTTAGGTTTGGATTTAGATTATCCGTCGCAGCAGAGTAGTCCCCTGCTAGTGCCAATGCCTTGGATCCGAAGAGAGTCCGGGCCGTCCTCCACCACCTTCTGATATGTTTCTCTGTTAGTGGTTGTCCTATTAAGGAGAACGTAGGAATCTTTGCTAGTAGACTCCATAGACTATTCTGGTAGAGGTGAAGCTTCGCGTACTGCTCGGCTTCTCCAGCGGAAATAACCCTTAGTTTAAAGGGTTCTAGAACCCCCGCTCTACGACATTTTATAGTTTCTGTTGTCGTATCGGGGCTCATTTTTCCGGGATATCCTCGATTTCCCCAGTTGTCTGCCCAGTAGCCAAGGGACCCCCCCTTATTACGAGGGTACTCGAAACACGCAGTCGTGTTCGGTATTGCCGGTCCCGCGGGGCACTTTCGCAACCGCCATTTAGGATTTAGCTGGCGGATCTCCTTTACAGTTCTTCTCACCTCCTGTTCTAGGTCGTTTTCCAACTGTTCGTCTTTACAGATCTGAACAGTTGTTAGAAGCTTTAGATTTTCCTTTAGCTTCCTCTCAACCTCCTCTTCCCTTAGAGGCCCGGCGCATCGCTTAGACTGTAATAGCCCGATAGCGTAGCCAGGATCGAAACAGGCCCGAAATACGATATTTTCGGGTCGGTGATTACGGGAGTGTCTTAAACCACCCGTAAACGTCGATACTGCTTTAGAGACCGCCTTCCTCGTGACGGCAGCAGGACTGAGATCGGTGACCCCAAGCTGGACAAGCTTGGTTGGAACACTCTTGTACGCACTAATTAGATCAGGTGCGGCAAGTGTCATCCATCTCAACCCTAGGAGTACTACTTCGAACCACTTTAATTGTGTGTTTCGAACTACCCATTGCTGGCGTAAACCATGACTTTCCCTGTTAGGGGGAACTGCGTTTACGGTACTCCACGCCCATACCAACCTACTAACTTCTCTAGACCTTTCTCCCCTTTCTTTGCAGGATAGAGCGTCTGTGTGAGAAGTTATCTCGCATAGAATGCTGGCGAGTCTGGAGGCGTCCCTAATGAGAGGACAACCTTCAGGCCGAAATGAACCCCTTAGGAACATTCGGTAGGTAGTACTAGCGGCCCTCAGGGAATCCTTCCCTGCTACCCGGGTCTTAGAACATCGCACGAACAGAGGAGCTACTCTCCGCTCTAGCGCGCCCACGGAATGGGTTATCTTCCGCAGTTCGACGAAAGGGATCGGGGTTCCAAACCCTGCCTCTCTCATCGCGCATCCCAACGTGGAGCCTGTCGGCTCTACTCGGGGGTGTTGCACATTTCGGTGTGCAAACCTAGCTGTTATGG